TACTCTATCACTACCTACAATCATTGTAATGTCTGTAAAGTTTTGTTTGTAAAGTTCAACTGCAATTTCAAATATTTGATTACTATTACTTGTAACAATTGTATTTGAATATCTAGGAAACATTCTTTTCATTAATGAAACCTTTTGTCTAAACTTTAATGGATTCTTATCAGAGTCTTCAGATTTAGATAAGTAAACTCTTTTAACATCTGCTCTTACAGAGTTCATTTTATCTAATAGTTTACCATGACCTATTGTAGGTGGATTAAATCGGCCAAAGGTAAACACTATTGATTTACCTCTGGCCTCTTTTATTTTTGATAATGATTTCAGTTCGTCTGGTGATAACTTACCATCTTCCATCATCTCTTTCAATTCTTTAAAAAATTTGAGATAATGATACTTTTCTAACATTTTATAAATCACGTTTTTGGGAAGACGATTCTTCACACCAAATTTTCTGATTTCTTCTGGTGACATATCTGCCTTGAAAGCACCTTGTCGGTCTAACAATGATTTGTCTCCAATATCAATTAATGTGTTTACGGATTTTATAATCTCATCTAACTTTTCTTTAACTAATTTTGACAAGTTATCTATTTCAGCACTTGTCAAGTTTTTTAGTTCTTCATAATCAATCATATCTCGTGCTAATTCACCCTTAACAACATCTATTTCAGAAACAGCTTTCTGAAAATCCGCCACGTATTTTTCAGGTTCAAAAGTGCCTGGTTCTGGTTTTCGTATAAACTCGTTTTTGTCTATATCAAAAGTACCATCTGCCATCTCTCTTGCCTTAGTAAATAGGGCAGGATCTATTATGGAAAAGTAGTTGATAGGATGATTAGAACCTGGTATTGTTTTACCATTAAATTGACCTTGATACTCTCTTATTTTTTCATGCACCTTTTCTTGCTCTGCTTGTGAACCAGGGATATCAAATAAGATGTTAATGTCTAGGTCTGCGTCATCTCTATATTGTTTTGTTAGTATAGAACCAATTAAGGTATACTTAACTACTTTACCAAATCTTTCAAATGTTTTGATTCCGTCTAATATTTGTTTTTGTACTGACGGCTTTAATTTAGGATTGCTAGTATCTGCGTTATCAAACACAGGTCTTGCATATGTCTTTCTCGGTATGTCTATAATAGACTCTTTTAAAAAATCTTTAAATCTCATTTATTCTCCGCCGCCTCCGTTGCCACCGTTGCCTGAACCACCGTTCCCATTTGCCCCGTTGCCACCGTTACCGTTGCCACCGTTTCCATTACTATCATCACCATTTCCATTATCTGTATCAGCGTTCTTACTTGTACCACCAAAGTAAGGATATCTTATATATTTATGACCTTTTGGTACACAAACTTGTAGTTTACTATCAAACTTGAAACCATCTGGACACTTTTTATCTGCAACTAAATTCATGTATTCTTTAAAGCCTTCAACCATTCTTTTCTTCTTACCTGCACAATGAGCCTTTTGACTAAAGCCTTTAGGGTTATTGCAATCTATTGACTTCTTATATTTCTGTGACCAACTCATCTTCTTTTTGCTTTTCTTTCTGAAGCCATCCATCTCTTTGCAATATAACTTTGTATAGGTGTCTTCATATATTTTCTTACTTCTTTACTTACTCTATTCATAGTAAGGGTTGTTAATTCTAAATCTGATTTATTATTATCTACTACTAAAAAGTTTGACATACCAAACAATCTTTGAAACTTACCCATATTTGATTGTACGCCATTCCAACTATTTGTTGTAATGTATTCTGGTATACTTCTTTCTCGTCTAGCGTTTCTTGCTAATGCAACTTCTAAACTTGTATTTACAAATATCATATAACAATCATAACCTAAATTTTTTAATGTGTTATGTTGTCTTGCAATCATATCATAATCTCTACCTGTGCTATCAATAACTAAACCTAATCTACCTTTAATATAATTATCTAATTGAGTTATAACAAATTTCTTTGCACTCTTTCTTATTAAATCTCTAAAGTATGCTTCTTCATCTGGCATTTTAAGAGATAGATTTGCCTTTTTTAAATCTCTTTCAAATTTAACGTCTGAATTTACAAGTTTTAATCCTGTGCCTGCAAAAGCACTTGAAGTCACAAATGATTTACCTGAACCAGGACCACCTGCAAGAAAGAATGCCTTAAATATGCCTGGGTCATAAAGACCTTCATTTAATTGTACACTAAAACTATTTACCTTCATTTTCTATCCTCTGTATAATCTCTTTACCTATTATGTCAGGTTCACCTTCTGCTCTTATCTGTATAAATCCTGGTTTGTTTCTAAAATATTCTACAACAGGTCCTGTTTCTTTTTTATATAAATCTATTCTGTTATTGATAATTTCTCTGGTATCATCCACACGACCTCTTGCAAGTAATCTATTCATAACTTCTTCTCTACTTACATCTAAAAATACTGCATAGTCAACACCTATGTTATTATCTTCCATTGCCTTAACTTGTTCCATGTATCTAGGAAAACCATCCAATACATAACCGTTAGGTGATTTAGCGACCTCTGCTTGTATTAGGTCCAACACTATTTGATTAGGAACAAACTGACCTTTTGATATTATGTCTTTTACTCTCTTACCTATCTCTGTATTATTCTCAACTTCTTTTCTTAACATACCACCTGGATAGATATGATTGATTTGAAAATGTCTAATTAGATATTCAGTATATGTTGATTTACCTGAACCAGGTCCACCTAACATAACAATACGCATTTGTTTTTGTTCATATAATTCTCTAAAAGTTCTCATTAATGTGGACTTCCTACTGCTGAAGCATAAGCATTACCTGATGTTTCAATTGTTTGTGATGGATGTTTTTCAATTATTATACTATCACCTGCGTCATGTAAAACTAAAGTACCTAATGTGCTACCACTTGAATCTTTTAATGTAATAGTATTATTTGCAGCTGTGGTTTGTATTCTTACAAAATGAGCTCTATTAAAATTACTAGCACTAATGGTTGTATTACCAGTTGATGTACCCTTTATAATTAGAGAGCCTTGATATCCTCCTGCAGCCATATTTTATCCCTTAATCCAGTTTTTAGATACGGTAAAGTTTGCTGTACTAAATTCTAGTCTATCAACTAGTTTCACAGCACGACCTAACCTATCTACAGCAACATAACCTTCAGGATTTGTAACCTCAAAGCCATTGCCTCTCTGTATAAAAGTGCCTATTGATTTAATTTGATTCATTTTATTTACTAGATAATTTTTTGTTCTTTGTAATGTGACATAACTTGCAATAGCAAAATATATCTGATTTTCATATCTATCAATAAATCTTAAGCCTTCATTTCTTTGAGCATTAAATCTATCTTTAGCACTTTTAGTTTTTCTTTTTTCTATTTCATCATCTAAAACTTTTGCATAATATTTTCTAAAATCACTTTGTAATTTTTTAACATTAGCAATTGTTTGACCTCTTCTAATATAATCATTAAAAAATATTTTAAGTCTAGCACCTACTGATAATAAATTAGTTTGTCTTTTCATTAAATCTAAAACGCCTTTACTTTTAGATATTGAACCTGCAGCCATTCTTAATAAACTATCGTATTGGTCTGACTCTAATTCTGTAAATGTAGCAACACCAGATGTGTCTTTATATCCTGCGTCATCAAAAAATACAGCAGGTGTTTTTGAAAATCTGTTTACGTTTACACCAAAGTTCGCTTTTAAATCTGACATCTTTCTACCTGTGTATGATGTATGAAATATGATTCCCATTTTAGATTTAAGTATTCTACTTGCAAGATTTGAATTTTCAGGTATTGCATATGTGATTGTGTTAGGTGTAAAAGTAATAACCTTTTCACCTCTGATTGTTGCTGTTTTGATTTCGTCTGGTGTATATAAGAAGTCGCCTTGCACAACTCCTTTGATGTTTAACTTTTTTAATTCTCTTAATGCTACTTGTAATTTATCTGCAAGACCACCACTATGATTTTTTCTTATATCAGCAGGTGTGTAATTGATTTTAGGAGTGACGTTAAATACAGATTTTGATCCGACAAAGAATTTGCCGTTCTCAGGATTGACACCACAGATTACAGCAGGTGCACCATCCCATTTAACAGATACGTTTACTTTTTTACCAGAAGAACCAACAAGCATATTTCTTAATGATTTAAGAAATTCTACTGCGTTGACACCGCCTTGGTATCCGTTATTAATAATTTCGTCTTCTAAATGCTCTAAATGAGTATTTTTTGACTCACTTAAATATTGTTTAAAACTATACATCTCTCTCCACTATACCCATTATACAAAAAATCACCGCTTTTGTCAAGCGTTATTCCATCAATAAATCGTTGTTTTTCTACTATTTATACTATTTAGCGATTACAAACTTGCCTGATTTAGGTGTTCTACTAGAGGTGTATGCTACAAATGCTTGTATAATTTTATCGTTGATTCTCTTTGTCTTTTTGTTATTTTCATTTTTTTTGAAAAATTTATATAACACAGGCATTATTGCATTGGCAACATATAATCCACTTAAAGTTGCTCTTTCATTATCATAAGCACTTTTAGATGGTTCTTTTAATTTAACACCTGATTTAACTTTAAATTTTTTGTTCATTTTTTCAAGTTCTTTTGCATATTCTCTAATGCCTTTTTCAAAAGCATTTGACAATGATTTAGCTAATTGACTATCAACGGTTGATATAATTTTAGAAATCATAGGTATACCCACAACTGATCCACCTCTACCACCAGCACCTGATACCTCTATTTCACATTTAATTGCTTTGTTGACACCATAACTAGAGCTGTAAGCGTCATGTCTTATCTTAATTTTTTCTTTTTTATTTTGACTAAAATATAATTTTATATCTCTTGTTATTGGTTTTGCTCTTGTATATAATTTACTCCAATCACTAACACCAAAGAAAGTAATATTAGATAAGTATTTTTCTTCATCTGATCTTACAAAATTTACCTTCACCAAGTTAGCATTGTCCTCTGCCTTTTTAAGTGATAATGGTAATAGATCACCTGAAGTTAATAAGTTAGAAGTGATCTTATTTAAATCAGCCAAGTTATATGATTTATTTAACTTATCTGTAACCATTTGTACTTCTTCTATAATTTGTTTATCCGCTTTATCAGATACAAAATATATGTCAGCAGGACTCCATTTGTTTATGTCACCAAAATAATTTTTATCATTTCTATTTGCAATACTAAAAAGATAATCTATGTTCTCCATTGCATTTGCACTTCTACCTTTTTCTTTTTTTGCTCCTCTAACATATATGACATCCTGAAGTCTTGGTGATTTTATTTTATTGAATTTTGTGCTTATGGATTGTATTTCTTGTATTAATTTTAAAGCAATGTTTATTGATGACTCATACCAACCATCTTTTGTCATCAAAAATGTTTCAATCTGTTTGAGTGTTATTTGAGGTGTTTCTATTTTACCAAAAATGTCGTTAATAATCTTACTATGAGCCTTTTTAAATAACTCATATGTACGATATTTTTTAAGGTCAAACTCTTTCTTTGTTGTATTATCGCCAAGAAAATCTGCGATTGCACAAAACAATGCTTGAGCTGCCTCTCCTTCTTTTGGTGAATCTGCCATACAGCTATTTATCTGCTGTATTTACTCTTACCTTTATCTAATAGTCTTTCTTTTTCATCTCTGCAATCAAAGAATGGTGGGAATCCAAAGATACCAAATGTCTTATATTTGTTTTGAAACTTAACAACTGGCTTTACATCTTCTTCAAAAAAACTTTCTTTTAATACTAACTTACTAGGCATTTCTACAGCACGCCATAATATCTGTTTGCCTTTTTTAACCATTTCAGTTTTGTAATATATAGATGGACTTCTTTTTCTTATACTCTTTTTCTTCATACTTTAAATCCTGAAAACTTATCGTAAGCACTATCAGCAGGTTGAGGACCTGATGGTTCATTTAGTTGCTCTTGCGTTTCTTGGTTACTATCTACAATCTGTTGAGCAGATTGTTCAACATCATATAATCTCATCTTTGCCCTATCTACACCTATTATAAATGCACGATTAAGACCTGGATCATTATATCTGTTTTTTAATTGTTTAACTTTCATTTGAGATAGTTCTTCTAAATCTTCATTTGAAATAAGAGCAAACATAAAGTCAGCAGTTGCAGGAAGACCAAAACTTTCTGAAGTATCTTCTAAACCAACATCACTTGACATATAACCAGTTCTAGTTGTTTGAGTAGCAGAAACAATAGGCACATTATAAGATACTGCAAGACCTCTTAATTCTTCAGCAATTGCTTTTATATAAAAGTATGATGATATATTACCACCTTTAAATCTACTTGATGAACAAATATTTAAATAGTCAATAAAAACTATATCTGGTTTAAATGATTTTTTTAACGCAAGTTCATCAATTAAATTTTTAAAATGACCTGTATGAGCAGCAGCAGTAGGATATTCTTTGATAATTAATTGACCTTGTACCTTACTTTGCATTTTCTTAATCTTGTCATCATAAAACTTTTTAGGCATATCATAAAGTTCATCAATGGTTACATCTAATAGATTAGCGTCAATTCTTTCTGCGATACGTTCTTCAGCCATCTCTAAAGTGATATACAATACATTCTTGCCTTGACTTATCATAGAAGCAGCCACATGACACATAAACAAAGACTTACCAACACCTGTGCCTGCAAGTGCCACATTTAAAGTCTTTGGTGGTAGACCACCTTTTGTTATTCGATTGAAATATTGAAGATCAAATTTAAGACGTTCTTCAACTCTGTGATAGTAGTCGAATCTTTCATCGGACTGTTCGACATAGTTATGACCAATATGCTGATCAAAAGAAACAGCAAGAGCCTCACTAAGGATGCTCGGAATCGCTTCTGGAGATAATTGTTTGTCTTTGCCATCTATAATCTTAATACCTTTTAATACAGCATTATATACAGCACGGTCTTTACAAAACTTTTCAGTTGTATCTAATAACCATTGTTGATCTACATTAGATTCAGTTTGTAAACTATTCAATAATTGTTTTGATTGTTTAAATTCTTCCTCTGTAATATTCTTTAGATTTGATAACTCAATTGTCAGAGCTTCTCTTGTAGGAAGATTATTATATTTTGTTATAAAATTATTTATCTGTTTAAAGACAATAATTTCTATTCTATCTCTAAAAAATTCTTCTTTTAAAAAAGGAACAGTTTTACGAGCAAATTCTTCGTTGTAAATTAAATTAGATAAGATTGTATTTTCAAACTTCTCATTTAAAATTGATAGTGCCATTTTCTAATTGTTCCTCCATTACTTCTATTAATATATCGCCAATGTATTGCCTAAAATCTTCATTGTTTGTATCAACATTATTAGGGTTCTTTTTAATATCATATGTAAATTTTAAAGGTAGTCTGCCATCAGCATTTGGTTCTGAAGCAAACTTAACATTTGTATATGCGAATATTATATCAGAATATGGCGCTTCTGTCAACTTGATACATGAATAATCATCTACATCACGTTGAGCGAAAACGTACTTTTTATTCTGCGCCATAGAGGAATTCTTTCTTGGCTGCCTCGTCAATTTTAGAGAGAACATCTTTAGTAAAGAATTTATCAGGCTCATTATTGATAGTCTTTGCATATTGTTTTGTGCCATCAGGTAATTCTATTCTTGTTGAAACAGATTTAAATATACCATGTTTGATTGCCAAGTCAAGCAATCCATAGTGTCTTTCTAAACCATGTTTGTAAGTTAGTCTTACATCTATTTTAGCATTTTCTTTTGTTAATCTACTTTTATAATTTAAACAATGAATAACATTTCCGATAACATCTTTACCATCTTTTTCTTTTCTTTTAGATAGATAAACAATATTAGAGGCAGCGTATTTCAAGCCTGAACCGCCACCCATTTCTTTTTGTGGGAACATTGAACCAATCACATCATAGGTATGATTAGTCATAATCATAGGTACTTTTGCTTTGCCTAATTTAAGTGTTAAAACTCTAAACGCAGCTTTTACAATCTGCGACCTTGTCATATCTCTAGTTTCTTTACCTTCAGCAGTATCTTCCATTTCTTTTGTAGTTGATAACATACCTAAACTATCTAATACAAACATCATAGGTTTTCTTTTATCTTCTGGTTGTTCTAAATATTTGTCAATAACTTTGATTGATTGATGTCTAAATTCTTGTACGGTTGCAACAGGAACAACAACCATTCTTTTACTATCAACACCTCTATTCTCAACTAAATCTTTTGTTAACGCCCTTTCTGATTCAACGTATATTACACCTGCGTCTTTATTTTTATCTAAAAATGCTTTTACGCTACCTAATGCACAGAATGTTTTACCTGTTGCAGCTTCACCTGCAATTGCTGTAATTTTATTTGATGGCATACCACCATTAATAGAACCTGATAGTAAAGCATTTAGTGTATAACTACCTGTGTCTATGAAACTATCTACGTCACCTGCTTCTACACCTTCACTTACTAGTGTAGCATATTCATTACCTGTTTCTTTAATAATGTCTTTCAAAAAATCCATGTTATTCTCCTATTATTATGTACCACTTTATATTGTTATTATAACAGAATTGTTTAACCTTGTCAAGCTCTTTTTTATCAAAACTATATCTCTCATAAGGTTTCTGATTTCTGTATATTATTATTTGCATTTTCTAACTCACGCCAGTTTTTTCTCATACTTATATAGACTTTATCTGTGGTGACCAAATCTCTATATCTTTTAAAGATTGTCGCTGACTTTGCTTTTTCACTCGTTGCCCAATCTTTTTCTTGCGGTAGTATTTTACCATCTTTGTATTTCTTGCCATCTTTATGGTTCGCATATCTTCTTGCCCTCGTAAAACCCATTTCTAAAAATTTTCTACACATATCCATACCAATAAAGTCTTTTAACACTCTGTAATCAGCATACATTTTATATATGTGTTCAGCACTTTTCTTTGCTTCTTTTACGGTCTTAAATCGCCAATGTTTACAAATAACATCTGTATATGGTCTAACTAATAATACACCTTGTTCACCACGGCCAATTCTGTATCGTGTATCGTTTGGTCTAAACACGGTATTTTTATAATCTAATTTGTAATCAAACTCTAACATTAATCTTCTAATATTTTATTTGTTGCCTCTACTAGTTCCTCTGTCGTAAATTTGTTTTTTTGATCTTGTAATTTCATTTCATA